TGGTTTCTCCTCACCACATTTAGAGCAAACTCTAGTTGGGGGTGTCCCATTCGTCTTTTTCTTGTTTGCGAAGTGCTTTAAGTTCTTTATATAAAACACGAATTTGTTGATATGCTTCTTCTGGGGAAATTTTATCAGTAATTTCCATGCCCGCAAGCAAACCCACTTTATCTCCGAAACGAGCAAGTGCTCTTTCAAAAGCCGACAAATCTTCATACATTATTTTTCAAGTCCGTAGTTGTTAAGATTATAATTCATTGGGCGAATATTGTCAATCCGTGCTTGTAGTCTGTTCTCAACTTCATAAAGACAATTAGTTGTTTCTACATTCTCTTGTTCCAGTGTTGTGATGCGTTCTTCCAGTCTCACAACTTCTTTTGCAAGAGAAGCACAAAGCCCAGCAAGACTATGTTTGTCTCCATTAGTATCAGTAACTAAAAGATCATAAGTTTCACGTTTCTCATAATCTTCAACAAATCTGTTAAACCAATTAAATATTTTCATACTTATAACTGATAGTGTAATCTTTCTTTTTGAGATTGTATCGTGCAATGTGTTTGGTTCGATGCTCTTCAGTTTGAAAGTAACACTTGCGTGTATCCTTATTATCTTTACCATCCTTGTGCATCAATTTCCAAGGAAACTGATCGAACGGAAACTCTTCTACCTCTTTAGTCATTTGATTTCTCCATTGATTTTGGATTCTGAAGCATAATAACCCATCTCAAATGCAGTTCTCATCCATTGTACCATACTTTTCACTGTATAATAATCGTTTTTGTTTTTTGCCTGGTCGAAGTCATCCCAGAACCTTTCATAACGGAAAGAGTATCCTTCCAGTTCTCCAAACCATTCATCAAATTGTTTTTCGATTTCAAGTTTTTTAGCATTCATTGCCTCACGTTTCTCGGCAATTTCCAACATAGATTCGTGAGTCATCCAACTACCCTCCAGCAAACAATTGCGTTTCCATTATCAACATTCGCAATCCTACGAAATGCTCCATAACTCATATCCATATCGGCGTGAGAATAAGGACCTCTATCATTCACAGTGACATAAACTTGTTTCATATTGTCTTGGTTAGTAATGCGAAGTCGTGTTCCAAACCTAAGATAAGGATGTGCTACGGTGTGTGCATAAGCATCAAATCGTCGTCCTGATGCGGTTCTCTGCCCATCAAAACCATCACCTACGCCATAATAGGTTGCAATTCCACAAGTCAGTCCAGCAATCAATCCAATCATTCTTCCACACCATCAGTAAGTTCTTTTAGTTCTGCCATAACATCTTCCATTGGGTAAGTGAGAATTTTACCAGTCTCCACATCATCTACCATCTGCATCAAACTTTCAAGGAACTTTTTGGGATACACATCATCTTCCAGACTATCCCAGAAGTATAAGATACACTGCTCTAATGGGTCATCATCTTTAAGTAGTGCATATTCTGCATAATTATTTCCCATCAAATCTCCCCAGTTCTGAAAGGAATACCAACAGTTCATCCAACCTTGTTGAATACAAGAAAAGAGAATATACTCAACCCAAGATAGTTTAGTTTTCTCTTTGTCTGTTCCTAATAGTGCTCTTGAAAAAATCATAGTTGCTCCACATAAACATCACTGATACTAATACTCTTCCACTTATAATAAGATGTAAGTTGAGAGACACTCATCTCACTTTCAACTAAAATTTGAACACTCACAGTCGCACCATCTACGATTGAGGAGAGAACCACAGCATACTTATTCAAGACTCATCCTCCACTTCTTTCACCCGTTCCATAAAACTATCATCTCCGTGATCACCAGAATACAGATAATCAATGTGACGCATGATTTCTGACATCTTACGCATCTTAGGAACTTGTTTTTTCAGATACTCAATCACCTCATCAGAATGATTTGGATACCATTCACCCTCTTCTCCTACTTTACCATTGCGTTGGATTTCATCTGCCAACTCATCACCAAACTGCCTAACTTTGTGGTAATCGTAACCGCAATCGGTAAAATGTCCTCCACTCATTTAATCACCTCCCAGTGTGTATCTGATTTATCACCGAAACGATTATTACCAGTGCCAGTGCTTACCCAAAAAAAGTATTTACGATTTTCGGAAGCAAGAAACAACTCACCACCAGTATCCTGTTCTACAATACAAACAGGATTACCTTCCATTGTGTTAGCAAGACGGTTCTTTGCCTTGCTTGATTTAGGTTTGACTGTGACTTTCATTAGTTACCCTCAGCAATTTGATTGAGAATGTTACGAGCAAATGTCATAAAAGTGTAAGGAGTTACACCATTGTGCTCGTAGAAATCAAGCATATCAGATTGATTGTAAGTGTTTACAATCAGCAGGCAAGCATCATAGAGTGCTGCTTGGTGCTCCTCTTTAGAGTGAAACTGAATTGCGTTGTGAGTGGGAAGCATTGGTTTGGTTGCTTATGAATGTATTATAGGGCATTTGGTGGCATTGGGAAGCCCCCTTGTGCCAGTTCATCAAGTGTCCTCTTCCCTATACTCATGCGTCCAATCCCAGGTACGCTCTAGAATACCCAAATCAAGTCCAAACTTATATGCCCAGAAAAAAATAGATATAACAGACCCAGATCCACTCTTAATCTGTAGATGCGGCCAAGAAGGGTAGTCAGTATAGCTAGTGGACACTTGAAGTAGAGACCAACGCTTTAATGCAGTAGGAAGATGCTTACCTGTATTAAGAATGGAAACATACCAATCATGTCCATAATCCTGTCTATGACCACACCTGATTAACCAGTTATTTAATCTCATTTTTTCTCATGTTAGGTGACTATTGTATTATAGCACATTTGAAGTATCAGCACAAGGTTGTACAACTTTAATAAGTTTGATATGATCTTCTTCGATCACCCATTCTAATTCATCATTCTCATTCCATCCAAGCTTTGACATCAACTCTTCAGGAATAGGCAGCAGCAATTCATCATTCTCTTCCTCCAAAGTAACAGTATAAGTGGTATTATTTGTTACTGGTGTATGAAATTGTCGTTCAGTTACTGTTTTGCCCTTATCTGGGCTCTCGTAAATCATTGTCATTGGTTTACCTACGGAGTGTAACGATATAGATCACAAACTGGATGGTATCTGTCAATATACTTTTGAGCATG